CAGGACTACTCGGGGGAGATAACCCTGAAGATCATAATCCACCAAGGAGGTGTGAGAGGCAAGAAGGAGACGATCGAAAACAACATAAGCGACTGAAGGTAAATCGGATTCCTAGATAGCCAGCTAAACGCTGACACTAACAAGGCCCGGTACTCTGAAAATGAGTATCGGGCTTTTTTATTGGAGAAAACAGTGAGTGAAGAAGCTTTTGAGACGCTAACAGATTCCGGGGGCTCACCCGAAGCTGGAGATTCGTCGTCTCCAGATCCCTCTACCGGCGAACTTTTCGAGACGATGGATATTGAATCGCCCGAAACCCTCCCCACTGAGGAGCCAATTCAGGAAGAGGCCGAGAAAGAGGACACGCTTCAAGAGGAAAAAGAGGCCAAAGAAACCGAAACCCAGGAGAAACCCAAGGAAACCCCGGAAGAGCCGGAAGAGAAAACCGAAGAAACTGACAAACTTGAGCCTTTCCACAAGCATCCCCGCTTTCAGGAGATGAACAAGACCATCAAGGAATTGAGGGCTCAGGTTGAGCAGTTGACGGCGAAGCCTGCTGAGGAAACCTTTGAAGACCTCGGATACAGGGACATCACGAAACTGACACCCGACGAGATGCAGGACTGGCAGGACGAAGACCCGGTTGGATGGGCAAAGAACCTTCTCATGCAGGCCAAGGCAGAGGTCAGGAACGACATTCGCGCCGAGGCGCACCAGAACGCCATGAGAGCGGCGGCTGACAAGACCCTTGATGATTTTGTCAAGGCTCACCCCGACTTCGATGAGGTGTACGAATCCCGTGTTCTTTCGCAGTATTGCGACGAGCACCCCGGACACAACATCATCAGCGCCTATCTTGCCATCAACGAAGAGAAGGCCAGGGAAGCCCACAGCAAGGAGATCGAAACCCTCAAGGCGTCGTTCGAGGCCGAGAAGAAGGCCGCTATAGACGCAGCCGTGAAGGAAGCAGTCGAGAAAATCCAGAAGCAGTACAGGGCGAAGGAGAGCGTCACGGTCATAACCGGCGACACCACCTCTCCCACTGTTGACGACGAGGACACCGACACCGGGGGCGACCTCACCAAGTTTCTCCACAGACGGATGATCAAGGAAACGACAGCATAAAGGAGAAACATCATGGCACTTACTTACGCAGAGCTTGAGTCGGTCACCAGGAATTACTTTTTAGCTGACAAGGGCAAGGCAACGGACATCTATTTCAAGACTTCCTTCCTGCTTGAATACCTCATGAAGCAGAAGAAAGGCATCTGGGAGCGTCCCTCGGGCGGCGATTATATCAGGATACCGCTTGAGTACGATGGGCAGGAGTCGGGATTCTACGAGAAGGGTGAAAGCCTGACCAGCGACGACCGGGTAAACGTCAACGTGGCGAAGTTCGCATGGAAGCACGCTTTCGGTAATGCAACCATCTACCGCATCGACACCCTGAAGAACGCCGGGAAAGAGGCTGATATCAAGCTGGCGGTCCAGCGTATCAGCTCCGCTCAGAAGTCCATCACCGCGCTTCTCGCAGGGTCCATCTACGACCTGCCGGGAGGCGATTCCAAGCGGCTGACCGGGCTTCGGGCGCTCATGAACGAATCCACCACCACGAAGTACGGCGATATCGCGGAGGCCGATCTCGTAGCCAGCGATGGAACCTATCCGTGGGAAGGCAAGATGAACGCAGACGCGGTAACGATGGACCTGGCCCTCATCAGGGCCGGTAAGCGTGGGTCCAAGGTCCGAGACGGCGTGGGCGGCAAGGCCAACATCGTTATGACCACGGAAACCCTGAGAGACACCCTTGAGGGCATCCTTCAGGCGCAGCAGCGGTTCACCAACGACACCAACAAGGCCGTCGCGGGATTCGATGCTCTACATGTCTCAGGTGTTGACATCTTCGCGGATGACTACTGCCCCGCGTCCCATGTTCTGTTCCTGAACACCAACCATATCGGCTTCGCCATTCACGCGAACGGGTACTTTGTCCGCGAGAAGTGGAGCAAGATCCCCGACTCGGCAGGTGACCGCACCATGAAGATCCTGTGGGACGGCAACCTGGTCTGCAACAACCGGAAGGCGTTCCAGGGGTACAGCAACGTATCGTAATCACTTTGAAACGGCCCTCAAATAGTCCCTGGAGCGGGGGTGGGGGCCGTTAAACCGCTTCAAAAGGAGAACAACGATGTCTAATTTTTCAGCACTGAAGATCAGGGGATGGGCTCAGACCCCGAGGCAGATTTCTTCCACCCGGAATCATGAGGTCGGAGAGGTCCGGTACACCGCAGACGGCAGGGCCTTCATTTACGCCAAGGACGGCGGCAGCGGACTTTCCACCGGGAAGCTGGCATGCGCGAAGGCTATCGACTCCGATGTCGTGAACAAGACCGGCTCTGCCGTGGCAATCGGAGAAAGGCAGATGACCCTCACCATCGCCGCAGCGAACCCGGCCATTGCGGAGAACGAGTTTGCCAACGGCTTCCTCCATATTAATGACGGAACGGCGGCTGGCGACAGCTACAAGATCGAGTCCAACACCGCGGTAGCCCTCAACGGCACCTCGATCACCCTCACCCTCGCGGAACCGATCAGGGGCACGGCGCTCACCACGGCCTCCAAGTTCACCCTCGTTCACAACCCTGCCTACGGGGTAAGCCACACCACCACGCAGGCATCGACCCCTGTGGGCGTTCCCCTCGTGGACGTGCCCGCGAACTACTACGCATGGCTCCAGTGCCTCGGCGTGGCGGCTGTGCTCATTGATGGTACTCCCGCAGTAGGGTCCAAGGTCACTATTTCCTTCAGCGTACCCGGCGCGGTCAAGGTGTTTGCAACCGCTGAAGATCCGGTTGTCGGTGTGATGTTCGGAACCGCCGGAGTGGATGGCGAATACAAGCCCGTCAGACTGTGCATCGGTCACTAAGGGGGTAGGTCATGGCTTTTACGTCCGCAGTTTTGGGCAACACCGTATTCGGGAACAAACGGGTCAAGTGGGGAACCTTCACCACGTCCGGCTCCGAGACGGGCGGCGACATAGCTACCGGCCTCACCAGGGTAGACATGATGCTGCTCCAGCACTCGGGGGCGTCCGCTGTGACTGATGCACCCGCCGTTACCGAGACATTCCCGCTTTCGGGCGGCGACGTGACCATTGTGCACACGGCATCGGCAAACGGGTACTGGCTGGCAATCGGTGACGATTAGTGGCCCACGAAACCGTAACAGAGTTAATCACTGAGGTTATAGGGCGGGTCCAGGACCCGTCCTTTACCTCCACACGCATCCTTCGCTATCTCAACCAGGGCATGAAGGAGATATCGGGGCATCCCGATATTCTCCTGCCCGAACTCTCCACGTCCGCCACGGTTGAGGCCGGGACCACAAACCCCTATGTGGCATTGCCGGATGATTATCAGAAGAAGCTCTACTACTGCCATTCGATCACGCTCAATCGGCGGGTGAAGATATTCAACAGTTATCCGCAGCTTCTCAGGCATGTTTCCGTGCAGGATCAGGCGGGGAGCGTGTGGGGCGTGGCTGTACGGGGATCGAACCTCTATTACCAGCGCATTCCGTCTTCAGCTGAAACGCTCCAGCTTCACTACTACAAGAAACCCACGGCACTTGAATCCGATTCAAGTCCCACGGAGATACCAGAACATCTCTGCCGGGATCTGCTCGTCAATTTCGTGTGTCGGGAAATCTTCAAGATCAAGTCCATGTCCAACCCTGAGTTTTTGAAGGCAAAGGAAGAGTACGCCAGTTATTTCGATCAGGCCATGCTCGACCTGAAGCGGTTCCTCGGCCCGGAAGAATGCCTTGCGGCTGAACTGGAAGACGAAACCGAGTTTGACAGCTACCTCTAAGGGGGAGAAATGGGAACCATCCTTGCTTCAACGATCATCGACACGGTTGAGGGGATTCTCCAGGACACCGACAACGACCGGTGGAGCGCAGCCGAACACTTAGGCTACCTCAACAGCATTCAAAGGCTCATCGTCTATCTCAAGCCCAACGCCTATGTCGTGAACGAGGCCGTGGTGTGCGTGGCGGGAACCAAGCAGTCCATCCCCTCTGACGGCGTTCAGCTTATCAATATCGTTCGGAACATGGGAACGGACGGCACCACTCCGGGAAGGGCGGTGGTCAAGGGCGACCTCGATCAATTCAATGTCATCGAAAGGGACTGGCACTCGGCAGAGGCAAGCGCGACCGCTGAACTGTTCTTCTTCGACGAGCAAGACCCCAAGAACTTCTACGTGTATCCCCCACAGCCCACTTCCTCCTTCGGCTATCTGGAGCAGGTTTACTCCAAGTCTCCTTCGGATATTGCAAGCGATGAGGCCATAACTCTCGATGACACCTACGAGGACGTTATCAAGAACGGGATGCTCTATCTGGCCTATGCGCGAGAGACAGACCCTTACTCGATGGACCAATCCAGATTCTACTTTGACCTTTTCGCAACGCAGCTTGGCAGGCGTGACCTGATCGAAGCTCAGTACAAACCACGAAAACGAGGTGACACAGATGGGGTATAAGGCATCGAACAACGCCGACACCACCTTGTCGGAGAGTATAACACCGACATCGACCACCATATCCGTAGCAACGGGGCACGGGGATGATTTTCCCACGCTTGGAGCGTCGGACTGGACGCTTATCACCATCACGGACAAGAACGGTGCGCGGGAGATTATCAAGATCATTGCCCGTACCGGCGACACCATGACCGTCGGCACGACACCGGGGGGCGAAGCGGACGTGGGGGGAAGGGCGCAGGAAGGCACAGCGGCCCTTTCAATCACCTACACGGACGATCACTCGGTAAGGTGCTGCCCGACTGCGGGGCTCATCGAAGCGATGGCCGACTACTCAGACCAGGGGGATTTGACCGCTACACCGGCCGAGATCGAGGCTGTGTGTAAGGGCAACACGGCAACAGCAGCTGAACTGAGTCAGCTTCACGAATCCGGGGTCGTGAAGGCGGATCTTGAGAAGCTGCACGGTATTACATC